GCGTTTGATTTTATTTTACAACGCATTTAATTTGGAATCTAAAATTATTTAACCTATTTTTGAAAAGACAAATAACATGGATATAATTTACTTCATTCTACTTACACCCGTTGCGGTGGTTGTTTCCTTCCTTGGATGGAAGTTGAGACAGTACAAAAATGACATTAACAAATTACCAGAAGCAACCCCGTATCAGTACGAACGCGATGAGTACATCCCGCACTTTGATGAGTACACCCAAACATTGTATCAGTTTAAGCAAGGCAAAAGATGAATTGGTTATCACTAAACACCGAGGAATACAACAAATTAAAAGATTTGTTGGAAAAGGATTCATCATGGACCATGAAGATAATTGAGGCCAGGTATTCAATACCATCATTGGATTTATGGACAGTGTATTTTAACAGAGATATTACGGGGTATGAAGGATTTTTATTAGGTAAAGCAATATGACAACACACGAAGCGTTAAACGAGGTATTCAGCAAAAGCAACAAAGAATTATCAGAGGTATTAAACACCAATTACAACACCGTTACGACATGGAAATTTCAATTCAAACGGAACGGGTTATCAATGGAAAAACAATTTGAGATTTTAGAGCAATTAAATTACACATTAAAAAACAAAATAATATGGAACAAACAAAAAGAAGTGCGGTAACCAATGTAACCGCCAACGGATCATTCGATGGCCAGTATGGCACATTGTACAAATTTGAAATCACCTTTGCCAATGGCGATTCGGGTGAGTATGCAAGTAAGTCAAAAGACCAAACCAAATTTAGTGTTGGGGTGGAAACGGATTACACCATCACGGACAGAACATTCAAGGACCGCATTTATTACAAGATTGCACCCGTAATGGCACAACCAAGCAACACGGGATTCCAAACATCGGGTTCATTCACACCAAAACCCAAAGACCCAGAAACGGGCAAACACATCATGCGTATGAGCGTGTTAAAGGTAGCGGGTGACCTTGTTATCAACGGTGACATTAAACTGCATGAGATACTTGCTTATGCCCAAATTTTTGAGAATTTTGTGAACAATGGTGTTGACACTTTGCAAGGGTCACGACCAACCACACAAGACGATTCGGGGTTACCATTTTAGAACTAAATAGATATGACAACAATACAAAAATTAGCGGAAACAATGATAAGCGTTGAAGGGGGTAATTATTGCCCCCTACAATTCCACATTGAATTAAAAGAAATGGCGGAGGCCATCAAGGAGTTTCAAGACCAGGTGAAACCATTGGCATTAACCGAGGCGGTGAAATGGCATGGACAAGTTTACTTAGGTTATGAGATAACAAAAAAAGCGGGTGGGGGTCGTTACAATTATGACCATATACCCGAGATAATTGAATTAAAGAACCAGGTAAAGGAGTTGGAGAAACAAGCCCAATATGCGTATAAAACAACCAACCAAGGTTTGTTAATTAGTGCGGATGGGGAATTGATAACACCCGCCCAGTACATTCAGAACGAGGACACGATCCAAATAAAACTAAGCAAATGAGAATGTTTATTTTATCCCTTGTCTGTATTGTATTGAGTGGCTTGGGTTACGGGTGGTTAATTGTGCATCACCCGTATGTGGCCCAGTGCATCGGAATGTCGATGGTGGGGTTGGGTGGTGTCATTTGGATTGTTGTGATGGTTAACGCAATAAAAAGGGGGCAATGAAGCCCCCCATCCTATGATATGACAAATAACAAACGGATTGTGCAAATATAGGTTTTTTAATTTATATTTGTGGTGTTAACGGAATGTGAGAGATTCCAAAGTTACAAAGATGTTTACCCCGTTGGGTTGGTTGCACTCTCACTGCACCATCTTGATGGGGTTTTTTATTTTATGAAATTTTTAGAAAAAGATTTGGAACAAATCATCTTTGAATCTGGAAGGGATTCATTAGACCAAAAAGGATTACCTATGAATGGTAAACTGTTTAGACAATTAAGAATTGGCAATTATGGAATTGCTGATTTGGTGGAATTTACAAGACCGAGTTATGACGGGCCAAAAAATGAATTTATTGCACCTGGAAGAATCACGGTGTATGAATTAAAAAAAGACCACATTGGTATTGCTTCGTTTTTACAAGCGTTACATTATGTAAAAGGCATAGAACGATACTTAAATTCAAGAGGCAAAAGCAATTTGTATATTGTCAATATCGTTTTAATTGGACGAAGCATTGATACAAGCGGATCATTTTGTTTTATCACAGATTTATTAAGTATTAAAAATAAATTTTATGATGGATTATACATGGAAAATGGCACGATAGAATTCTATACATATGATTACGATATTGATGGAATTACATTTTCCAATAAAAATGGGTACCAGTTAACAAAGGAGGGATTTTAATCATGGCGATATTTAGAAAAATACACACATCGTTTTGGAGTGATCCATTTATTCAAGACCTTGACAACGACCATCGATTATTCTATTTGTATTTGTTGACTAACGAACGAACCAAGCAATGTGGTATTTACGAAATCAGTAAAAAACAAATGGCGTTTGAACTTGGATACAGTATTGATAGAATATCCAAACTCCTTGCATACTTTATAAAAGTGGGCAAAATTCTATATTCAGAAACCACAAAAGAGGTTGCATTAAAGAATTGGTTAAAATATAACGGGTCGACATCACCAAAAGTTGTAAGTTGCATAAAATCAGAACTTTGCGTTGTTAAGGATAGAGTATTGATAGAGTATGTAAACGGTATGTATACTGCATCACAAGAAGAACAAGAACAAGAAGAAGAAGAAGAACAAGAAAAAGATACTAAATTTAAGAAACCAACCATTGAAGAAATTGCCCTTTATATGGAAGAAAAAGGAATGAACAATGTGTCGGAGCGTTTCTACAATTTTTATGAAGCGAAGGGGTGGATGATTGGCAAAAACTCAATTAAGAATTGGAAGGCGTGTGTTAGTACCTGGAAGGATGGAAACTTAAAAACCGCCACCGCGACACAACCAACACAAAAAAGATTTAACATTGCGGACTATGAATGACAATATCGAGGATTACATCTTGGGGCAATTATTGTATTACCCACAAGCCCAGGCACTTTTGCCACGCATTAAGCCCAATTGGTTTGATGGAATTTTACACAAACACATCGTGGAACAAATGATTGAAAAGTATTTTAACAACGATCCAATCGATTACATGAGTTTGTCCAAAGGGTTAACACGGGAACAAATAGCGTGGATGGTTCGCATTGGAAACGATGTTTATCACGCATTCAATGTGCCATCGTATTTACCCAAGTTGGAACAAAAGTTTTTGAAAAAACAATTCATCGAGGAAATTGAAAAGTTAGATTTTGCAACCGATTTGCCAAACTTGATTACACAGACCCAAAATGTAATTGACAACACGCAGTTCACAACCATACACGACCCCGAATCTATCCATAAGGTAAGTGCAAAGGCATTGGATAACATAACCGAAGCGATTGCCCGTGGTGTAAGCATAACGGGTAAACCAACGGGGTGGAAATCATTGGATCGGATATTGGGTGGATGGAACGCGGGTGATTTAATCGTAATGGCTGCAAGACCAGGGATGGGTAAAACGGCATTGGCCTTATCGCTTATTTATGAATTTGGTAAGTTGGGTGGTAAAGGTTTGATTATCAGTTTGGAAATGAGTTCCGAACAATTGGCAAAAAGATACTTTTCATTATTGACCGACATTGTGAATTGGAAAATACGGAACGCCACATTGCGGGAACATGAAATTACCCAATTGTGCGAATCAGTAAACAAAAGCGATGTGGAGTTTTTTGTGGATGAGGAACCAAACGCATCAATCCAACAAATAAAATCAAAGGCCAAAATCCACAAAGCCAAACACGGGTTGGATTTATTGGTTATCGATTACATTCAGTTGATGAAAGGATCAAAGCAAAACCGCGAACAAGAAATTGCCGAGATATCGCGTGGATTAAAATTGTTGGCAAAGGAATTACAAATCACGGTTATCGTATTGGCCCAGTTATCACGGAAGCCAGAAGATAGGGCAGACAAACGCCCCATGTTAAGTGACATTCGGGAATCGGGGGCCATTGAACAAGATGCGGATGTGGTAATGTTCCCCTTCCGACCCGCAAAATACGAAGCAATGCAACCCGAAATTGAGGATGCGGAATTGATTATTGCCAAGAACCGACACGGGGAATGCAGTATCATCCCAACCACATACATCGGTAACCGCACTTTGTACAAAGAAAATATCGAACCAAAAATTTCATCACCTTTTGAATTTTGAAATTAAAATTGTATAATTGTATCGACAAATATGAAAATGGATATCAAACAAACGGTGATTGACTTGCTCACGCAATACACCGACTTCAAAGACAACGACCAACAATTGGTTGCATGGTATTGGAAATTAGAAATGGAGGCGATGGGCTACCCATCATCCAACACCACCGCGATGAACTTCTTAAAATTAATGGCCAATGGGCGGTTAACATCCTCCGACACCATTACACGGGTTCGTAGGTTAGTGCAAGAAGAAACACCCGAATTGCGTGGTAAAAAGTACGATGAACGCCAGGCGAAACAATCACAAGTTAAAAAGGATTTAGGATATTGACATGACAAACAATAAACAACAAACGGCAGTGGGGATTCTATGTGGAAAGTTAGCAATGAAGTTAGGCATACCACAAGCAATTACTTTTTACATAGACCATCAAGAAGAAATTAGAGAAGCCAAAGAAATAGAGAAGGAAAGAATTGAA